ATGAAGAAGATGATGAATAATGCTATATTTTATGGTATACTTAAATGTATTAAAAATAACTTAAACAATCCTTGTATTTACTGGTGTTTTTAAGATTTCGTCATATAATCGTCAAAAAAATTAGCCAAAAATATTAACCACCTTTTCGGCGGCTTTTCTTCTCATTTCATCTGTATAGTGGATGTAATTATTTATAACAGTATCTACAGTATCACCTAATAGGCTTGCTACTGTCTTGATATCTACATTGTTTGCTAACAGCGTTGTAGCGTAAGTATGACGAAAGGAATGCATAGATTTATCTTTCACATAATAACTTAATACTGTATTAGCACGGCTTGACCGATTATCCTTGAAAGGGAATAATCTATCTTGCACTGAATGTATTTTATAGTTTTCTAATATTCCACATAGTACAGGTGGAATAGGTATTTTTCTGATACTATTCTTTGATTTTGTGAAAGCATATCCGTAGCTATTATCTCTTAATCGGGTCCATTGTTTATCAATCAATATAACTTGGTTTTCTAAATCTATATCGCACCAATTAATAGCGATAATTTCGCCGTATCTAGCCCCAGTGTATCGTGCAACCATGAACATGACATAATACATATAGTGTTTTTCTTTCATGCGTTCTAGGTCATTTAACTCAATTTCAGTAAACACCTTTAAATCCTTTACCTTTCTTTCTTTGATTGGTTTGATTGATATACAAGGGTTATTGCGAACAATACGATACGGATCAATAGCATAATTAAATACTGCTTTTAAAACTCGACTACACAAATTTATTGTTTGTGCTGAATAATTGCTGTTATTGTATTCTTGCATGATTTGGTGTTTGGTGATTTGCGGAATAGGTTTATCAAATAATGCAGATACAACATTTAATGCGTTTCGATACGCTATAGTAGTATTGTAAGTGATATCTATTTTTTCGTTTATGTATAATTCAAATAATTCAATAAGAGTAACATTTTTTAGACTATCATCAAGTGGACTGGTGATAGTCTTTTTTAGGTTATCGACTATTTGCTGGCCGTAAAGTTTAGCTTCTCTTTGTGTGGCAAAACCCTGTTTAGATTTTTGTTTCCATTTTATTCCGTTTTTATAACTGACAATTATTTGGTAATTGCCATCTTTTTTACGAACCGTCATATTATATTGCATAATTCACCTCATATGATGTGTGTGTAAAAGTTAATACCCTCTACATCGTCAAATTGCCTTGCATGAGCCATACGCTCAATTAAATCAACATTAGCGGTATTGTACATATCGTCATGTATGATATGGCCTAATTCGTGTAGTATTCCTTGTCTTTGTATATCTCGTGGCTTATCACTATTAACTAAGATTGTATATGTTCCGTCATCATTTAACTTTAATATTGCAGTTTGTGTTTTCCGTAGCTTTATATAGATTAAATTAATGTTCACAATATCAACTCCTCTTGCAGTGATATTGTATATTATTCAACATGGAATTTTTTACACATCAATAAATTGTTTGTAGTTGTCTAGAATATTTATGTAAAAATATTTTACAGCTAAATCTTTATCGTGAAATAATTCTAAATATACTACGAATATTAAATCTGTATTTATGTTGTTTGCAATAATTTTTTTTGATACTAAATCTTTTTCTTCATTCGTTAACAATGTTGATTTTTCCACTAAGGTTGCATAAAAATCTTCACTTATATTTGTTACATGGCTATGTAACTTATTAAATTTGTTATGATCTCTACCACATAAATCAAACATGTAAAAATGATAAAAATCTTTTCTAGTTAATTCGTGCTTATCGTTTATATAGTCTAAAGTACCTGCATCATAAAGGTTTTTAATGATTAAATCTTTTATATAAACCAAATCTGACAAAATGTTACTTGTTTGTAGTATTTCTAGTTTTGTTGGTTTAGGCTTGTCTTGTTTTCTGATGTATTCACGATAGAATGTATACGCAATAAGTAAAATCATTAATCCTGCAATAATAAACGTAAACATTTTTACAATCCTTTCTTTTTTAATACGTTGATTGCATGAATGACAAAATCGATATCGTCTTTCGACATATCTTTGCTTGCATCAAATAGTAAACGTAAATCTGGATTTTGTCTAACCATTTCAGCGTATTCTGAAACATGAGGATCATCATAATATTTTAAACCCATTAATTCTTCTGGTGATACATTCAAAGCCTTAGCAAATGCAAATATTTTTGATTGCGATAAATCGACTTTTCCACTTTCTATTTTGGCAATACTGGTTCTGTCTTTATAACCGACTTTAGCCGCTAATTCGTCTTGAGACATTTTTAAAGATTCCCTTAACGCTTTTATATTTTCGTAAAGTGTCATATTATCACCTCGTTATATATACTACTATCTATCTTTAATATAATATTACCGTGAAAAAAAATCAACTTTTTTATAAAAAAGTGTTGACACATATTCACACCGATGTTATATTATGGGTGTGAATTAAATTCACACAACAAATCAAAAGAAAAGGGGGTGTAGAATGAATACATTAAAACAAGTTATTGATGACAAAGGGTATAAGTTATCCTATGTTGCAAGTGAACTAAACCTTACTAGAGAGGGATTGTACAAGAAGTTAAGGGGCGATACAGAATTTAAAGCATCAGAAATTAAAAAATTGGTAGAAATGTTAAAACTTACTAGCAAAGAAACAAAGGATATTTTTTTTAAATAAAATAGTGAATTAAATTCACTTATAGAGGTGATTAGATGCTAGTACAAAATCAAACGGATCTAAAACTAGCTAATAAAAGATATGGACAAACACCAACAAGGTTTGGATTGGCTGGTCGAAATGATGAATATGGTCAATACTGGCGAAAACTTATCAAGAAAAAATGGCCGTTAAGAAACAAATCCAGATGGAACAAAAAAGTTGTTCTATCTTGGGTAAGGTTAGCTAGAATTGCTGACCTCAACGCAAGGGGCGAGGTGCGATGGAAAGCCTAGTTTATACAGTATCAGAAGTGGCAAAACTTCTGAAATGTACAGAAACAAGCGTATACAACATGAGAGATAAAGGCACACTTCATCAATTAAAAGGAGTAGCTGGAGTTAGGTTCAGCAAAAAGGAAGTTGAAAGCCTTGTAGGACTTGATGATGAGTATACACCGATAGCATATCGGAAAATGAAAGTAGAGGTAGAAAAACTACAACAGGAAAACAATCGTTTAAAAAGTGAAATAAAAAAAATCACTGGCCAAATGCTAGTGATAGTAGGAGAGGAATTATGAAAATTTTCATTAATAACAAATTTTTGGAAGCCATTGCTTGTGCTGGTGCAAAAATTCGTGAAGATCACTACGAATATGTAGAAAGCATATTCGATGAAATCACACCGTATGGCTGGGAATGTCATTGTGCGGATGGACAACGCATGGAAGAAGAGAACACTTCTGATGTACTCCGTAGACATTACGGAAAAGTTGGTTCGCATGATAGAGTATATGGCTTTTGTTACAACCCATTTTAACAGTGATAGGAGAAGAATCATGAAATTGATTTGGTTGATAAGAGCCGTAGCGTTTTTAGCGGTAATCGGAACAGTAGGTTCCGTAGAAATCGATAGAATTGATTTCTATACCGCATTTCTTCAAATTGCACTCAGTTTTTCACTACTGATATTGAGCAACTTTTGGATGAGAGAAATAAAAAAAGCACGCTAGGCCGTAGGAAAGCAAGCGTGCGTGTAGAGTGATTTTGAAAATACTCTACTTGTATTTTAACACAAGGAGAAATTGAATGCCAAGTTTATACGAATTAAGTAAAGATTATAAAGAATTACAAGCGATGCTTGAAGTAGCGGAAACAGATGAGGATATGGAAGCAATTCAAAATACATTGGATATGCTTGATTGCAGCATCGATGAAAAAATCGAAAATACTGCAATGTTTATCCGCAATCTAAAGGGCGATATTCAAGCGTTCAAAGATGAAGCAAAACGGATGCAGGCAAAAGCGAAAACGTTGGAAAACATGACTGAACGATTAAAGAACAATATTGATCATGTCATGAAAGAAAACCAACTAACAGAAAAGAAAGTTGGACAATTCAAATGCTACTACAAAGAAAGCGAAACAGTAGAAATTGACAACTTGGATGCATTGCCTGTTGAGTTTAGAAAAGTAACAATCGTAGCTGATAAGGTGGCAATCAAAAAAGCTATCAAGAATGAACAAGAAGTAGCAGGTGCAAGAATTGAAAAGCATCTTAATTTACAGATTGGTTAGGTGAAACATGGAATTTATAGAAAAAATAGTAGCTATTCAATCAGAACTAAAAGCACCGAAAGGACAATACAATTCCTTTGGTAAATACAACTACCGCAGTTGTGAGGATATTTTAGAGGGTGTTAAACCTTTACTTGCTAAACATGGTTTAGTACTAACCATTCAGGATGGTATCGAGTTAATCGGTGATAGATACTACGTAAAAGCAACAGCAACTATCACAGATGGAAAAGAAAACGTATCGACAAGTGCATACGCTAGAGAAAGCCTTGATAAAAAAGGTATGGATGCATCACAAGTAACAGGTGCTACATCTTCATATGCTAGAAAATATGCACTTAATGGACTACTGGCAATTGATGATACAAAAGATGCTGACACAATGGACAATAGCAAAAAGCAAGCACAACAAACGCAAGAAACTGTTTACAACTGGCAAACTCTAAAAGCTAGAGCCACACAAGGTGGTATTAGCGAAGATGATTTGAAACATTACTTGAAAGATACGTTAAAAGTAACTGGAACAGATAGTATGACACAAGAGCATTACCAACAAGCGTTTAATTGGGTGAATGCCCAAAGGTACGCTAAACGATGAAGTGGAGTGTAAAAGGTATTGAACTGTTACGTTCGCCACTTGGTGTAATGGTAGTAATACCTGCACCACATGACAATGATTTGTCAAAGATTACTACCGATAAAGAATACACAGTAGAGATTAAAAAGAAGTCTAAAAGCCGTAGCCTTAACTCAAATAGCTATGCTTGGATTTTATGCCAGCGCATAGCAGATGAGTTGAGTAAGAATGCTTATACATCCAAAGAGGATGTATATAGAAAGGCTATAAAAGATTGTGGACACTTTAGTTATGTACCTGTTCGTAAAGATGCCATAGAAAGATACATTCAAATATGGCAAGGCCACGGATTGGGTTGGCTTGCGGAAGATATAGGTGAGTGCCAAAACCTAAAGGGCTATCACAATATCATGTGTTACCACGGAAGCAGCGTGTATAACACAAAAGAAATGGCAAGGCTTATTGATTGTCTAACAGATGAATGTAACCAGCTAGGTATTCAACTAGAACCTAGCGAATACATTCAATCGCTTATAGAGGGGTGGGATAGTGAACAACAGAAAAAAACGTGATAACAAACTATACGCAACAACACGAAAGCAAGCCTATGAACGTGATAACGGCTTATGCGTGATATGCGGAAGCATGGCCAGTCAGTGCCATCACATAATATTTAGATCGCAAGGCGGATTAAGTGATTTGAGAAATCTAGCTTGTCTATGTACCGATTGCCATTATCAATCGCATGGTGTGTTCGCAAAAGAAATTAGACGAAACCTATTAAAAGAAGTCGAAGAAAGGACAGATAAATATGAACGAGTTAATAATGATTAGAGCATACGTAGAAAATCGCATTGAATATTACAAAAAAGACCAAAACAGTAATACGTTTAATAATCGGATAATCTCAGAACTAGACGCAATTTATGCAATGGTTAATAGCGTATTAGATGCAGAAGAAAATGAAGCCGATGAAATTGATAGTGTGTTAGCACGAATTTTATCACTAGGCAAGCCGTTAAGTGCAGATGAGTTTATCGAAAAAACCAAACAAGGACTAGCCTATGAGCGATAACAAAAAGTATTACTATCTACGGCTGAAAGATAATTTCTTTGATAGTGATGAGTTGAAGATATTAGAAAGCATGAAAGACGGCTACTTGTACAGTAATATTCTTTTAAAACTCTACCTACGAAGCCTAAAGAATGACGGAAAGTTGGTAGTAAATGAACGCATTCCTTACAACGCTGAAATGCTAGCAAGTGTAACAGGTCATCAAGTAGGCACTATTAAACAAGCGTTATCTATGTTTAAAGAACTTGGACTTATAGAGGTATTAGAAAATGGTGCTATCTATATGTTGGACATTCAAAATTTCATAGGTAAAGGTAGTACCGAAGCTGATAGACAAAGGCTTTATGACAGAAGAATATCTGAGGAACGTAAACAAAATAAACTAACTCAATCAAGAAATCTTGAAGAAATCTGTAAGAAATCTACACCAGAGATAGAGATAGAGATAAAGAAAGAGTTAGAGATAGAGAAAGAGATACATAGTAGTGCAAAAAGCACTACAACAAAACGCAAGCGTTTTGAAAAACCTACTCTATTTCAAATTACACAGTATTGTCTTGAACGCAATAATAATGTAAACGCTGAACAATTCTATGACTACTACGAAAGCAATGGCTGGAAAGTAGGAAAGAACTCTATGAAAGATTGGAAAGCAGCGGTTAGAACATGGGAGCGTAGCGAATACAGAAAAACTAATTCTAAAAAGAATAGCAAGGAAGATGCAATCAACGTAGTTAATAACTTGATGAATAAGTTAGGGGGGGTAGAAACTGAACAACCAACAACAGACTTTGAAAGCACTATCAATGTTACAGATAGCGTGGTCTACTGATATGTCAGAACAACGTATGCTGCTATATGTCAATATGCTTAGTGATGTTAGCCCTGTTACTTTAGAACAGGCCGTAGCTAACTTGATTAATAAATGTAAGTTTTTGCCAACGATTGCAGAAATCAGAGAAGAGTGTTCCGCATTAAGTGCATATGTGAATATGCATGATGAAATAGAAACCGCACAAACTGCATGGGAGAAAGTAATCAAAGTAGCGGGCACTTATGGTTATGACAATGGAAAGGAGCATTTAGAGGGGATAACCTTACAAGCTGCAAAACCAATATGGTCATCGTTCGACCCTAGAATGGGCCATGAATATAACGAGGCAAGTTGCAGGGCACAGTTTATTAAATGTTATGAGCAATTAATAGATCGTGAAAAACACCGCCAACGTATGGCAAATTCAATAAAGGATAATCACTTATTATTGAAAGCTAGAGAAAAGGCGGAATATGAAAAATCTTTGATAAGTGCAGGTCAAAAGCAAATTGAAATGACAAGCACAGGCAACTTGGTCGAGGTGGCAAAAGAACCTGTAGATGTCATGAAAATGTTAGAGGAAAGCAAGATATCAGATAAAGCGAAAGCACTCATAAAGGGTGCAATAGGGGGATAAATGAAACAAAAGCCAAATGAATTTGAGGTAAGTTGCAATGTATCGTTCGATGTAAGTTTTACAGTAATGGCAACTAGCGAAGAACAAGCTATTGTTAAGGTTGATAATTTGCTTGAGATTATGCGGGACGAGGCAACAGTCGATTGCCACATTCATCCTAGCTACGATGTGTACGTTGATGAAGTTGAAGCTAAACTAAACCAGCTTAGTTATTGAAAGATAGAAAGGGGATTATATATGAATAATGTTCAATTGTTAGGCAATTTAGCACGAGATGCTGAATTGAGATTTACACAAAACGGAAAGGCAGTAGCTACTTTCACAGTAGCTGCAACCAATACATACGTTGACAGTACAACAAACGAAACAAAAGAACAAACTGCTTTTATTAATTGCGTAGCATGGGGCAAGACTGGGGAGGCCGTTGGTGCATGTAAGAAAGGCGAGCGATTGTTAGTGAATGGACGTATTCAAACACGTTCCTATGAGGATAGCAACGGACAAAAGAAGTACGTTACAGAAGTGGTAGCGGATTTTGTTGGTAAAAAGCTAGATGGTGAATTTGATAGTAGCAGTAACTTTGATAGCTTTGATACCACAAATCAAAATGAAAATATTCCGTTTTAGGTGGATGTTGTGAAAATACTTGATGCCTGTTGCGGTTCTAAAATGTTTTGGTTCGATAAAGAACACAAGGAGACTGTATACATGGACAGACGAACATTAGATACAACGCTATGTGATGGTAGGAAGTTAATTGTAAAGCCTAATATACTAGCAGATTTTCGCAACATTCCTTTTGATGATGAAACATTTTATCTTGTTATCTTTGATCCACCACATTTACTGAAAGCAGGCGATACATCGTTTTTAAAATTGAAATACGGAAGATTAGATGAAACGTGGAAAGAAGATATAAAGCAAGGTTTAACAGAGTGCTGGCGAGTACTAAAACAAAACGGAACGATGGTTTTTAAATGGAACGAGGAACAAATCACATTGCCAATGGTAAAACCTTTACTACCATGTGAACCACTAATTGGTCAACGTAGAGGTAAGACGATATGGTTAGTGTTTTTTAAAAGTTGAAGAGGAGAAAAGATGAAGCAATTTAAAATTATAGGATATGTAACAATTGGTTTTGAAAAAATCGTAGAGTGTGAAAGCTTTGAAGATGCCGAAGAACAAGCTAATGTAATTGCACTTACAGAAGATGTAGATGGCCGTGATATGAATGAATGGTTTGATAACGTAGAAGTCGAAGAAGTGGAAGAGTTATAGGAGTAGCCATGCTAGTAAAAGACGAAACAAAATATTGCTGGGTTGATAACGGAAAAGCTGGCGAACCGCAAGATAGTATTAAAGATGCAATAGCGGATTATTTAGAATGCATTGACGATGTGGGCGATAGTGATCATAGCTATATGGACACGTGTTCGAATATTGAGTATGTACGTGTTGGACACCCTTATCATTACGTTCCAGAGATTGATAGTGAACGAGTGCTTTGGAATTTATTCGAATATGACATGGATGACGAAATTAGGGAATGGTCTAACGATTACTTGAACGATGTAAAGAAAGAGCATATTGACGAACTAAGCGAAGAACTAACAAAAGTGTTCCGAGCATGGGAGAAAAAATATGGGTTCGAAAATAATGCATGGGTGGTTTTTGAAACAAAGAAATACAGTATTAGTGATTACATCGACAAATATGGGTATTGATTATGAAAGCACCATGTAAGGGGTGATTATTTGACAGAACAAGATATTCAATATGCGTTAGGGAAACATTTATTTCTTAAAAATATATGCATACCTAATGTAATGATGAGGGATAGAGGAAAGCCACCTTATGAGGCTGACTTTATCTACTTCAATTTAAACACATTGCATTTGACAGAAGTTGAAATCAAAACTGATATTAATGATTTTAAAAATGATTTTAAGAAAGCACGTTATCACGATAATCACAATGTTATGTATTTGTATTATGCAATACCTAGAGATTTGTATGATGATCATTATGGAGTAATTGATGAAATGCTTGGTGATGCTGGCTTAATTTTAATTGATGAAATAGATATGTTTGGTTGCATAGGCAATATTTATAGGTTTGGTGGTTTTGTAAAAAGAGCAAAACGAATAAAAGGTTCTGTTAAATTGAACGAAAAAGAAAAGGAATATTATATGAGACTTGGATGTATGAAATGGGTGAATAGATAATGCCAACAGAGAAGAAAAAGAAAGTAAATAGTAAACGAAAAGGTGCAGATGGAGAACGTGAATTTGCTAGTCTATGTAAGGAACATGGATTTGATGTAAGACGAACGCAACAATATTGTGGAAATACAGGTGATGCCAGCGATTGTGTTGGGCTACCTAATATCCACATTGAGGTAAAGCGTGTGCAAGCATTAAATATCGATAAAGCGATGGCACAAGCAATTCACGATAGCGAACATAAAAATGTGATACCAATTGTGGCACATAGAAAGAATAATGCTAAATGGTTAATCACCATGAGGGCTGATGATTGGTTCAAGATGTATAAAGAAAGTGATTGTAGCAATGATACCGACTAATTGCCAAAACTGGTTAGCACTCGGTGCTTGCGTTTACTCGGAAATGAGTGTTAGCCAAGCACTACGGATACTTGGGCTGGTGAACTACACAAAAGGAGTTAAACAAAACCATCGAAAGCCGATTTATGTGGATAAAGCCATAGCGTTAAGAGAACAAGGAATGACATATCAGAAAATAGGTGAAATTATGAATGTATCTTTTACAACGATTAGAGAAAGACTAATAGAAATCGGATACAACGAGGTGAAAAAGTGAAAGTAAAGTTAATGAATGAGTACGCAAAATTGCCTACTCGTGGTGATGTAAATTCTGATTTACCGCAATTATCAGCAGGACTAGACCTATATTGCCCTTTTAATGTGAGGATACCTGCTGATAGCAAGAAAAAAATTCCATTAGGTGTAGCGGTTGAAATTCCGCATAATCACATGGGGTTATTAGCGCCTAGAAGCAGCATGAGCAATACACCATTGAGATGTGCTAATAGTGTAGGAATAATCGATGGAGATTATAGAGGTGAGTTAAGCATCGTGTATGAGAATGTATCCTGTAAGGATTATGATGTAGCACGAGGCGATCGCATCGCACAATTAATCATCGTACCAATCGCTATTGTAGATGTAGAAGAAGCACAAACACTCAGCGAAACAGAACGTGGCGATGGTGGATATGGTAGTACTGGTAAATAAAAAGACAGTAAATAGACAGAAAAGACAGTAGATAGACAGAAAAGACAGTAGATAGACAGAAAAGACAGTAAAAGGAGAAAACAAACATGAATAAATTAGTATTAGCAACAATGATTATGGGTGTAATTGGTGGTAATGTATTTGCAAATGGTGTTGTAACAGGGCCAGTAGAGCCTAACACACAAGCGCCAGTAGTAAGCGGTTACAATTCTGTAGCCGTAGGGGCAAATACAGTGGTTACAGGCACAAATACAATCGTTTTAGGCCGTGATAATAAAACAACAGGAAATGATAGCGTTGTAATCGGTGGTGGTAATGGAACAATCGAAGCAGATCAAGCAAGTGTGATTGGGTATAACAACTATGTAGGAAACAATAAAGAACAAACTGTATTAGGTGCTAATAATACAGTCGATAATCAAGGGGCTGTAGTAGTTGGTACACATAGTGTAGTGCGTGGTATCGATGCAGTAGTCATTGGCAATAACGCATCAGCACCCATTCAGAATAGCGTGGCGATTGGTACAAACAGTCAAACGGATAACCCTGTAGGTGTGCGACAAGTTGTATTAAATGGGGTAACTCACGTATTCGCAGGTGAAAGCCCTAATAGCGTAGTATCCTTTGGCAGTAAGAAAAGCGATACATACAGTGGAATTAGTAATTACAATAGACAACTGCATAATGTAAGTGCAGGCCGTGTAGACCCTAGCAGTTTAGATGCAGTAAATGGTAGCCAGTTATTTGCTGCATATGATGAGATTGAAACAAACGGCACACACATTGCCAAACTTCAAAAAGATGTGAACTGTTTAGACAAACGAGTTACACGAAATACTACGAATATCTCTAATTTGACCTCTAAGGTTGATAACGGATTTACAACGATTAATAACACTCTAACCGCTACAAACGAGCGTGTGGGGCAAAATAGCCAAGCCATTTTGAACAATACGGATAGAATTAATAGCCATGAAACACGTATTACAGATTTAGAACGAAACACAGTAGGTCAAATCTCAAACGTGATGCATGAAGTAGCAAAAGCTGGTGCATCTAATGCAGCATTAAGTGCATTGCACTATTTAGGCTACAATTCTGATGACAAATTAACATTTGCTGTTGGTTACGGCCATTATAAAAATGCAAATGATGTAGCACTTGGTGCATTTTATGCACCTACTGAACACGTAATGTTTAGTTTAGGTGCTACCTTAGCCAACAAGATGATTAATGCAGGTGTATCCTTTAGACTTGGTAAAGGTAGTGAATACGAAACTAACCACAAAGGCAAAATCAAACAACTTGAAGAGTTGGTTACTAAATTGGTAGCTGAGGTTGAAGAATTGAAAGCAGGTAAATAATATGTGCGCACCGACATGGAAGTATACAGGTGATATAGACCAACTACAAACAATAACAAAAGACTTCAAAGCGATGGCTAATAGGGATGCAGAAAATAATAGAAAGGCAATCCGATTTGCACAAGAGTTATTTTTCAATGCGATCATGGGTGTATCGCTAGTAGCTTTGATATTTGGATTTGTGATTTTAATTAAAGTGTTGGTTGGATAGATATAGGCGGTGAAATATCCGCCTTATCATAAGAGGTTAATATGAATATTTTTAGAGATTTTACGGAAAAACCAACAGCCGAAATAATGGATGGTATATGTTGCGCTTTAACCATAATACATGGTGATGATGTGTATAAACCGATAATTAGAAGAGAATACAATTGTCTAGTTGCTGAATATCATATAAATGGTGTTGTTGTTGGTATCATGATGAGTATTCTGGAACTAAAAGAAAGAAAAATATCATTAGAGGAGTATGCGAGAACCATACGAAAAAAAGCGCTTATTGAATATGTTGATCGCGTTGAAAGTGAGCGTAAAAAAGAATGGAATGATGCGTTAAATCGATGGAAAGAAACACAAGGTGATAACAAATGTTAGGCTATAGCGGATACACAGAACATTCAGATTATTACATAGCACCACATGATACATGGGAAAGTGCGTTTGAATTTCTAAAGCAACTGGCTTATGAAAGTGAAGATGATGAATTTTGCATCGGTGAAATGCAAGATGATTTACAAGACAACGGAATGTTTATAAAAAACGTGAAGTGGTACAAATGGAATGAAGATAAAGGAGAATGGGTAGAGTATGATCACAGATGAACAAGGTAAAGAGTGGTTATTTCAAAAGTTATATGATAATGGATGGCGGTATTATGTTAAGAATATTGGTGGAGATATGTTCTTAACAAGAAAAAAGCCAGTTATGATTGATAATATATTAGATATAAGAAGTGGTGGACTTACTAAGCTTGTGAATGCGATGGCAGGAATAATGCCTAATATAGATGAAGGTAGAGTTTTAGACATTGCAGAAAAATTAGGTATCGTTGATTGGAGTAAAGTGCCAGTTGATACACCTATACTAGTTAGAGATTTTGAAACTTCAAAATGGGAAAAACGTTATTTTGCATTTTTTGAAAATGGCAGGGTGAATGCGTGGTGTGGTGGCACAACATCGTGGAGTAACGAAAACATCACTAGAACGATAAGTTGGAGATATGCAAAACTAGCAGAGGTATAAATGATTTTACCATTTTATTTATCAAGACTTACAGAAATAGAAAAACGTTTAACGATTAAATGTGGAGATAGCATGTGCAGGCCAAAAGTATATGATGAATTTATTAGGTATATCGTTTTATACAGAAAAGATAATTGGTGGTTTAGATATTACATACTGATGGGAGAAAAATTAACCGATAGCCATGTAAAGCAATTAAAAGGAATGGCACAAGCTAATTATGAGATGTATTGTGAAAGACATAGAGAGGGTGAGTAATATTTGAGTGAACAGGAATTAATTAACATAGCTATTGAACACCTTCAACCTGTAAAGTTGGTAGATGTACAAATAGCATCTATCAAGGAAGAAATAGAGCAGTTAAGAGGGAATATAACTTCGATAGGTGCTATTGATTATTCCAAAGATAGAATAACAGGCGGTGGCACTCCGCAAGGATTAGAAGGCAGTATAGCGAAATTTATGGATACTACAGAAAAGCGGAATAAGGAGATTGAACGATTAGCGGGATTAAAATGTGATGCGATCACATTGATTGATAGCCTTGATGAAAAACTAGGTGCGGTCATTCTTAGATATGAGTACATATTGAATACCACAACGGAAGATGCGTACAAAATGATTGGGAATTACTCGACTAAACAGGCAAAACGATATAAGCAACGAGCATTGATTGAATGTGGCGAAAAGTTGTCCGCAAATGTCAGCAAATGTCCGCAAATGTCCGTATAAGTCCAAGTCAACATATAGTAGAATATAAGGTGTAAGAGTTGCCAATGAGCAATTCTAAAAACTAAATAGCAATTGAGGTGCGGTTTTATATTTTATATTTGAAAATCAACGAGTATTGTTTCTAAGTCATTACAATCTATATTATTTTCTAATCGCACCGCACCTCTTATATTGCATTTTGTAAACTAATACCGCACATATAATACTTTCCAATTATGCAATAACAACCAACTATACGTTTCATGAGATAAAACCTTAAGCGAAAAAATGTTACATACTACAAACAACTGGCGGTATTAGTTTAGAGAGTGCAATTGCATATTGAAAACTAAAGCTATATGTTCCGTTGGGAACCGAGTATTGTGCAAGAGTTAGACAGAGTGAGCTGACCATGATTACAATTCATATGCTCGTGTTAGCGAATAGCTAACTATATAACTTTGGTTTTGAGTATGCAATAATTGCTGAAAAGTGAATATCGTATTTTGTTTTGGTTACGTACTGGAACATGTGCATGTGTTTTGACTACGTGTTAAAACGTGTGTAAGCGTTGGCTGTACGATATTCAGTTTTGAATAATTGTTACAATAAAAATGAATAAAATTATCACATAATGAGGTATATCCACGGCGATATATCTCATTTTTTGCATAAAGTTATCAAAAGGGGAGAAATGATGACTGATATATTGTGTTGTAAGAGTAAATGCTTGAACAACAAGAAAGGGAAATGTACAGCCAATGTCATTGAATATGACGGGTTATGTCAAACATATATCACACAGGGGAACGCAAGGAAAAGTACATGCGGTTTGTGTGTTAGATCTAATGGGAAATTAAAGCGGAAAGGTGGTGAAGTACTAAAATGATTAAAGCAATTAAACAATTCATTAAGGATAGAGCATTGTTTAAACGTGCAGCACAAGACCTAGATAACAAAGACCTACAAGCAAAAGCGAAATATGCGTTTGAGCATCGTGAAGATAACTTGTTTAGCCTTATTGATTGTCTGGCTATTGTGTGCGGTGTGTTGATTGTAGTCGGTATTGTGTGGTGCTTAATGTGAATTATCAACCAACAATAAAGAAACTACTGAAAGCATTACAAATGAATGGTAGGCGGTATGTAGTTGATGTAAGGCAATCATGGAGCAAATATGATAGGCCTTGTAAGGTATATATCGTCAATCGAATGTACACAGAGGAAGAATACAAACTAACATTCCCTCATAAGTACAAAAAGGGTAAGACCTTTAAACAAGGACAACTCTATAAGAAAGAAAGTGAGTATAGCAGTACTAAGCAACATGAAGTACTGCTATTTTTAGTTAGAACATATAAAGGTGGTGATTGATGTATGAATGACACAAAGTTAACTGACAAACAATTACTATTTGCTACTGAATACATCAAGACCGCTAATGCTACACATGCTGCATTAAAGGCTGGATATTCAGAGAATAGTGCAAGGCAACAGGGAAGTAGATTGTTGTCAAATGCTAACGTGAGCCAATATATACAATCTCACATGGAAAAGAAGAACAAATCTACAATCGCAACTGCTGATGAAGTGCTGGAGTACCTAACTAAGGTTATGAATGGCGAAGAGAAAGATGCATTTGGTTTGGATACCTCAATTGCGGATAGAACGAAAGCGGCCGAGTTGTTGGGTAAACGGCACATGCTATTTACTGAAAAGGTAAAACTTGATGCAGAAATAGAGATTGATATATCAGACCGCATGAAGCAAGCAAGGGTGAAGTCAGATGAAGTACAACAAGGCACAACTGATTGATGCGTTGGGTTCGTTTACTCATGATCCATTAGGCTTTGTATATTTCGCATTCCCTTGGGGAGAAAAAGGAACACCGCTTGAAAACTTTGACGGCCCTGACGAATGGCAAGTTAAGACTTTCAAGAAAATAGGTGAAGAACTACGCAAGGGAAAGTCATTAGCTAAGGCAATCCAAATTGCAGTTGCATCTGGTCATGGTATTGGCAAGTCCGCTTTTTCTTCATTGTTGATACTATTCGCTATTGCCACGCATGAGAATACAAGAGGGGTAGTTACCGCTAATACTGATACACAGTTAAGGTCTAAGACTTGGGCGGAACTTAACAAATGGTACAACCTGTTTATAGGTAAAGAATTATTCACCTATACGGCTACCGCATTGTTTAGTGCTGATAAGCAATATGAAAAGACATGGCGGATAGATGCTATTCCATGGAGTGATAGCAACCCAGAAGCGTTTGCAGGCTTGCACAATCAAGGAAATAGAATACTAATCATATTTGATGAAGCATCAGCTATATCCGATAAGATATGGGAAGTAACAGAGGGTGCTTTAACAGATAAGGAAACCGAGATTATATGGTGTGTGTTTGGAAACCCTACGCGTAATAGTGGCAGGTTTAGAGAATGTTTTAGAAAACATCGTAACTATTGGACTACATATCAAATAGATAGTCGTACTGTTAAAATCTCAAACAAAGCTAAATTGCAAGAATGGGTGGATATACATGGTGAGGATAGCGACTTTGTAAAGGTGCGTGTAAGAGGGATATTCCCTAGTGCATCTGATACTCAATTCATATCCGCATCAATTGTAGATGAAGCACAAAAGCGAATGTACAGAGTTGGTGAGTTTAATAACCTACCTGTAATTATCGGTGTAGACCCTGCATGGACTGGTGGCGATACATTAGAAATCGTGATGCGTAATGGTTACTCTATGAAGTGTTTGGCAACTATTGAAAAGAATGACGATGATATGCGTATGGCTAACCTAATAGCACAATTTGAAGATGAATACAAAGCTGATGCGGTATTTATCGACCAAGGTTACGGCACTGGTATTTATAGCATCGGCAAGTCAATGGGTAGAAAATGGCGGTTAGTTGCCTTTGGTGGTGCATCGCCTAACAATATGTACCTCAATATGCGTGCGTACATGTGGGGCGAAATGAAAGAGTGGCTAAAAGAGGGCGGTTCAATTCCTAATGAACAAGGATTGTATGATGACCTCGTAGGGCCAGAAGCGATCATTGATAAGAATGGCCGAATACAACTGGAAAGCAAAAAAGATATGAAAGAGCGTGGCTTACCATCACCGAATAAAGGCGATGCATTAGCCTTGACCTTTGCATTTAGGGTCACTAAAAAAGTAAATGGCAATCACAGAAGAGTAGCGAATACAGAGTACAAACCATTTGGGTAAAGGGGGAATGTGAATGTGTATGAAAGCTAAAACACCAGATATTAAGCAACCAGCACCATCGCCTACACCAGTTGCACAAACTGATGATATGGCACAAAAAAGAGATGAACAATGGTTCACTGATAAAAAGCGTAAGAAAACTGGTTATGATAGTACCATCTTAGCTAGTGCATTGAGCCAAGCTACAGGCAAAACAACATTAGGCGGTTAATATGAGTACTATCTTATCAAGCCTAGCAAGGCAACCTACAGAAAAGCCTGTAACTAAACCAAAAGACTATAAAAAAATAAAAGCTAAATTCAATCAGATGTTCACAAATCGTCAAAAGTACGTTGAGAAATGGAAGATGATTAGAGATTATCAGTTGCCATTCCTTGGGGTGTTTGATGGTGAACAAGACCAATCGAAGTTGTATACCGATAAAATCCTTACTGGGATTGCATGGGAAAGTTGCCAGATATTTGCTAGTGGTGTAATGAGTGGAATGACACCGCCTAGTCGTAAATGGTTTAAGCTAACCATGGAAAATACGGATATGGCAGCGAATAGTGATGTAGCAAAAGTATTAGATGAACGTGAAGAAATATTGTATGCAGTATTTGCAAAATCCAATTTCTACAATGTGGTTCACCAAGTCTATATGGAACTACCATTCGGACAAGCGCCGATGTCTATCATGCCAGATGGTAAAGTTGGTGTACGTTTCACATCATATCCGATTGGCACTTACGCATTAGAATGTAATGCTAATGGTGAGGTTAACACGTTTGGTAGAAAGTACAACATGACTTGCGACCAACTCGTGGAAGAGTTTGGATATGATAACTGTACCGAAAAGATTAAAAATGCATACGATGACGGCAAGGGTAATGCATCTACCTATACTGTATGTTGGCTAGTATGTGAAAACAAAGACCGCAACGGAAAGCTAGGTAACAAGAACATGCCTTATTCCTCTATTTACTGGGTTGAGGGTAGCAGGGACGATGAAATCTTGCGACATAGTGGCTATGAAGAATGGCCTATTCCGATTGCACGGCACACCACACATGATCTAAATGGCTATGGTAAAGGTAGTGCATGGTTCGCACAATCTGATGCGATGATGTTGCAGAAGTTGGAACTAGACCGACTAACCGCTATTGAGTTAGGGGTAAAACCACCAATGGCCGTTACATCCGATGTGATTGGTAGTGTATCGCTATTTCCTGGTGGTATAACAGAAGTTGATACAGGCGGTAAGGTTGAGCCTATCTTTAATGTAGGTATCAATCTTGATTGGATTATGCAACAAATCATTGAGGTTAAAGACAGTATCAAGCGTGCATATAGTGCTGACTTATTCCTAATGCTCGATAACATGGACAATGGACAAATGACGGCAAGGGAAGTCATGGAACGCACGCAAGAGAAATTGCAACAATTAGGGCCTGTAGTGGAACGGCTACTATCTGAATTTCTTAATCCGATTATCGAACGTACCTATGCGATATTAGATCGTGCAGGTGTGTTTCCACCAATCGATGAAGTACTAGCGGAAGAGTTAAACGGCCAAGATGTGAAAATAGAGTACATTTCACCATTGGCACAGGCTCAGAAAGTATCTTCATTAACTTCAATAGAACAGTATTTTGCGTTCCTTATGTCATTGGCACAGGGCAATCCTAATATTTTACAAAAATTCAATTTTGAAGAAGCAGCGGATTATTATGGTGTTAACCTCGGTGTACCTGCAAAAGTAATTGTATCGAATGATGAATATCAAGCTAAGATGGAAGAACAACAACAGGCACAACAAGAACAAGAGGAGCAAGCACAAGCATTACAAATGGCACAATTAGCACCTCAAATGGCTAGTGCAGCTAAACAAGCAACCGATGCAGCGAATGATGGAAACCCTGTAATGCAGCAGTTAATGGGAATGGAATATTAGATGAAACAAAAAAGAGATTATATGCGTGAGCGTGATATTGAAGCGTTGAACCACGTACTGAGTACTGAACTCGGTAGGTGGTTTTTTTATCGCATATTAGATAGGGCAAAACTGAATAGCCAATCATTCACAGGCAACAGTACAACATTCTTTAACGAGGGAATGAGGGCTGTTGCTATTTCTTTACAAAATGATTTAGGAAAGATTGGCGATGGTATAGAGGGTGTTAAGAAATACCATCTAGCACAACTCGAAAATATTCAGATGCAGAAATATTTTAAAACGCTTGAAGAAAACGAATTAAAGAAAGGTGAGTAACCATGGATGAAAATTTAGAACAAGGCACAAACAATAACACGGATAGTGCAAATGGTGGAACACCACAGGACACGAACACACAAGACCAACAAAGTACGATTTTAGGCGGTGGCGGTGATACTAACACCGACCAATCTGCAGAACCTACTGTATATGATTTCTCAACTGCATTTGAGGGTGGCGAAGTAGACCAAACCATCGCAGATGAGTTTTCAAAAATGCTTAATGGTGTAGGTGCTACGCAAGAACAAGCATTAGAGATGGCTAAGTTTGGCAATCAATATGCAACTAATCTTGTAACGGCCTATGAAAACCAAAAGCAAGAAGCACTCAAAGCACAATACAAAGGATATGCAGATAACGCTCGTGAGGTATTAGGGAGTAAATTCGATACTACTGTTAGCCAAGCGGCCGCAGGTGTTGAAGCAGTGGAAAAGACAATTCCTAATATTCGTGAAATTCTAGCTGAAAATGGCTTGGGTAATCGTGTAGAAGTAATTCAACTATTCGCACATATTGCTGGTATGGCAAGCGAAGATAACAACGCAGGGAATGGACAAGGCGGTAACACATACATTTCCGAAGAGGAACGTGCAAAAATGCTTTATCCATCTATGAAGTAATTAATAAGAGGAGTATTAAATGGCAACAATTGGAACTATGAACCCTACATTATTAGATGTGCAATCTCGATTAGATCCTAATAATGCAATTGCACAAATCATCGAAATGATGAACCAAACAAATGAAATCGTACAAGATATGACTATGGTTGAGGGCAATTTGCCTACAGGCCATAAAACAACTGTACGTACTGGCTTACCTGAAGCAACATGGCGCATGCTTAACTATGGTGTTAAACCTAGCAAATCCAAAACCAAACAAGTAACTGATACTTGCGGTATGTTGGAAGCATACGCTGAAATTGATAAATCCTTGGCAGATTTAAACGGCAACTCCGCTGCATTCCGCCTTTCCGAAGATTATGCTTTCCTTGAAGCAATGAACCAAGAATGGGCTTCTACGTTGTTCTATGGTGATGAAAATTCCCCTGAAAAATTCGTAGGCTTGGCAGCACGTTATAATGACAAATCTGCAGAAAGCGGTAAAAATATTATTGATGCAGGCGGTACATCCAACCTTACATCCATCTATCTTGTAGTATGGGGTAAAAACACTGTACATGGTATCTATCCTAAAGGTTCTACAGGCGGTATTACGCATAAAGATTTAGGCGAACAAACATTGACTGATGCTGACGGCGGTCACTACCAAGGCTATCGTACACATTACAAACTTGATACAGGCTTAACTGTACGTGATTGGAGATATGTTGTACGTATCGCAAACATCGATGTTAATGCGTTAACTAAAGATGCAAAAACTGGTGCTGACTTAATCAACTTGATGATTAAAGCGGAAGAACTTATCCCTAATATGGGTATGGGCCGTGCGGTATGGTACATGAACCCAACTGTACGTACATTCTTACGTATGCAAAAGAACGAAGCACATAAATACACTATTTCTGAAGACCAAGAAATGGGTCATACAGTAGTACGTGCTAATGGTATTCCAGTACGCAAAACTGATGCGTTATTGTCTACTGAAGCACGTGTACAATAATAGGGGGTAACTACATGTATATCGATAAACAAAATACATTTTTCTACAAACAAGCCGTAACGGCTAATGTCAGCTCCGATGTTGTTATGAATGGTAACGGCGGTGATGCTGAGGAATCCTTATGGCTTGTAATTCGCATCGACAAAGATGTAACTGGTACACCATTGTTTAACTTGTATACATCCAGTACTGAAAACATCGCAAATGCAGTATTGTTGCATGGTATTACGCTAGCAGCTAATGCTAAAGCTGGCACTAAAGTTGCAGTACGCTTATCTAGCGGTGCTAAGAAATACTTAAAACTCAATGCCAATAACATGACTGCAGGTACAATCACTGCATTCTTAACACCTGATGTACGTTTAGTATAGGAGGTACACATGGAATATATCGTTAAGAAAAAACTGTATCACAATACATTAGGCTTGCTTAATGAGGGTGAAACAGTAACTTTCACAAAAGAAGAAGTTGCAGAATATGATAAAGATTATTTTGATACTTTGTTTGATACTGTAGGAGCAGAAGAAACCGAAGAAACTGCAGATGGCGAAGATAAGCCAAAGACTAAATCTAAAGGCAAGAAATCTGAAGAAACTGCAGAATAACAGAATGAGGGGTGCGTATGCATCCCTCTTTTTTACTACAAAGGGGGCAATATGACACCTACTGATATTTGCAACATGGCTTTGTCATTAATCAATGGCGGTAGGATATACGGCCTTGATGAAGAAACAGAAACGGCTAGACAATGTAGATTGCACTATGATGCGACACGCAAAATGCTACTTTCACAATATGAATGGAATTTTGCGCGAAAGCGTGAAGAGTGCGTGCTATCTGAGCATAAACTAGCTGGCTATGAATTTGTTTATGCGTATCCTGAAAAGTGCATCCGTATACTTGGGGTTATTCCTAAAGGGGAACGATTTAGAGCGGAAAGCCAAAAGGAATATGATGTATTTACCTTTGACAATAACACAAAATATATCGTGAGTGATGTACCGCTTGCGTACATCGACTACGTGTATGATGTGCAAGATATAGATGTATTCAGTCCTGTATTCGTACAGGCCTTAAAGTCTAAAATGGGGGCGGAACTAGCCATGCCATTAACTGGTAATAGTGGTTTATTCGACCAATGCTATAAACTCTATCAAGCAGCAACGCAAGAAGCTAAGAGTTTGAGTGCTAAAGAACGTAGGCAAGATATGCCATATATTTCTAACTATGTAAAAGCAAGGAGTTGGTAATCATGAAACCGATGTATATCTCACAACTTGCATTTACAACTGGTGAGATTTCGCCTGATGTATCTAGGCGGTTTGACCTAGATCAATTCAAAAGTGCGTTGCTATTAGCAGAAAATGCAGTCATTAGACCTTATGGAGCAGTGGCTAGACGGCAAGGTTCAGAATATATAGGGCAGGTTAAAAACAAGGATAAGTCTACACGGCTATTTGAGTTTACGGCAGAAAAGAATAAATCATTCTTACTCGAAATCGGCGAACAGTACATCCGAGTGTGGCGAAATGGTATCTATACAGGTATTGAACTACAAACACCATTTGAAAGTGATGTGGTTGATAAATTGAACTGCATCCAAAGTGGCGATGTAATGTTTATTTGTAGTGGAAAGTATCCAGTTAAAACGCTATCACGATATAGTGATACGGACTGGCGATTTGATACATATAAGTTGTCAGAGCAACCATATGGTGAAGTCAACATTGACAAAGAAAGCACAGTAACATTGAGTGGCGATACATTAACCGCCACAAAGGATATATTCAATGCTGATATGGTTGGTTCAGTCATGCAGATTGAACACTATGTAAAAGCAGTAACCACCAGTAAAACTGGTGAAGTAATACAACGTACTGAATATGTTACACGTGAAAGACACGGCGGATATAGCAGACCAGTCGGCGAAGATTACAACAACATCAATTACGATGTAGAACAATTCAGTAGTGATGAGGATTTATCGTGGAAATTCACATCGCATGGCACATGGAATGGCACTGTAAAAATTCAAATCAGTAATGACAATGGCACAACGTGGAAAGATTACAGGATATATACATCTACTAATGACTACAACGTAACAGATACTGGCAAGGTATCGCCTAGTGCAATGTTAAAAGTTGTATCTGATTTAAAAGGTGGCAGTGTTAATGTAGACCTATCATTCTTGCCACATTCTAACTATGGTGTAATTGAAATCAAAGAATTTGTTGATAGCAAGCACGTTAAAGTAAATGTATTGAATAGCGTTGTAGAAAATGAAGCCACATCTAAATTCAGATTTGGACAATGGGGTAAAGGCCTTGGTTATCCTCGTGTATGTACGTTTTATCAAGATAGATTTATCCTAGCATCTAGTACTCAATATCCTAACTACATATGGTTTAGTCGCACAGGCGATTATTCCAACTTTGGTGTAGAAAAGGTAGGCGGTACGATTACAGATGATAGTGCAATCACACTACCAGTAATTAACCGCAAAATGTATGACATTAGACATTTGATACCTGCTAATGACTTATTGATTTTGACTAGCGGTAACGAATGGATAATAGATGGTTCTAAAACTATCACACCAACTAATTGCAACTTACGTACACAAACACAACGTGGTGCATCTGAATGTGAGCCACAATATATAGGGAATAGATGTGTGTACGTGCAAGCTAGAGGGTGTGTGGTGCGTGATTTAGGATATTCGTATGAAAGCGATAACTACACAGGGGCTGACTTAACTCTATTCGTTAAGCATTTAACCAAGTATCGTAATTTTATTACGAGTGCTTATGCACAAGATCCAGATAGTATCGTTTACTATGTTACAGATGATGGCAATATCGATTGTCTAACTTACATTCCTGAGCAAAAGGTTTATGCGTGGTCGCATTTCACCACTAAAGGCAAATACAAATACGCTGAGAGTGTAGCTGAGGGTGAGCAAGACAGTTTGTATGTTATCGTTGAGCGTGATTTCAAAAACGGTACAGTGATGTGTATTGAACGATTTGAGCCAATGTATAACGCTGATAATAACAATGTGTACATGGATTGTTATATCCGACAAACTAGCACAGAGAATATCAGCACTATCACAGTACCTCATCTGATTGGTGAGGATGTACAAATCGTTGTAAATGGTAGGGAACGGCCAATTAAGGAATTACCACCTACGGCAATTATCAATATCGATGGTAAAGCACAAAGTGTAGCCGTTGGTATTAACTACACTACACGATTACGTATTCCAAGTATTGAAATGCAAATACAAGATGGTACGTTGCAAGGTAGACAATTAACGATGAGTAGATTATCGATGAACATCTTAAATTCATTCGGTGGCAAAATCGGAAGAAACTTCAACCATATGGATGATATTTCATTACCGCCACTCAAGTTATATAGTGGCGATAAGGTATGTATATTGCCAAAATTCGATGGAGTGTACTCAACGGATGCATCTGTATGTATTTTGCATGAAAAACCTTATCCATTTAACCTTTTGAGCGTAACAAGAGAAATAGAAATAGGTGGTGGTTTTCCAAATGTTACAGGACTTTGATATTTGCCCTGTAAGGCACACTTCATTAATTCATGACTTATATATCAACTTACGAGCTATAGACACCTTAGAGGTCAATATAGCGAACCAAAATTTTCCAAATTATGGAAAAAATGATTTTGTGAGAGATATATGCAGTAATGACTATGAAAACCACATTGTAATTGAGAATGATGTACCAATAGCCGTATATGGTATTTCAAAAAAGCCAATCAACGGAATGTACTGTATTTATTTCCTAGGGAATAAGATACTAGATACTAATTTAAAATTACAAAAGGAATTTCTAAAGAGGAGTAACGCAATCATAAAAGAGTGGCTATCCACTCATGAATGTTTATTCAATTTCATACATAAGAAAAACAACCGCTCCAAAAGATGGCTTACATCACTAGGGGCGGTTATTCATTCTGATATTAAACACAACGGAATGGAACTATTTACATTGAGAAAGGGGGATGCGAATGTGTAATCCTATTGCATTGATGGCAGGTCAATTGGTTACTCAATTATGGGGGCAACACCAACAAACAAAAGCACAGACTGCTATGTACAATGCACAGGCACAAGCAGCGGAAGCTAACGCTCGTATTTCTGATAGGAAACAACAGGATATTGCCAATCAAGCACTACAAGAGCGAGATAAGATGGACAATAAAATGCGGTTAATTGCAGGTCAGAATACGGCAGAAGCAGGCGCTACAGGGTTATCCATGAGTGGTACACCATTACAATTAATGGCTAGTAGCTATGATGAATACAACAAGGATATTAACAATTGGGAAACTAGCAAGAATAACAGTATCTACAATGAATATCTTAATGGGGTTAATTATCGCAATGAAGCTAGTAGTGCAAGAGCAGCTGCATCTAATGCGAAAACGCAAGGGCGATTACAAATGCTTGGTACTATCTTGAGTGGTGCATCTAGTATGTACGGATTGAAACAACAATACGCAGGCAATGGTAAAGTTGGTAAATCTAAATATCAAACTGTATATGGTGGTGATACAGATTATGATGCTATTACAGGTTTGAAACAAGGCGATGATTTAAGAATGCAACAAGGTGTAGGGCCGGGATCTATTGTAACTGTTCGTAAAGTTAGGAGATACAGATGAAGCTAGTCAGTTATGAGGGTGAACAAAAACTAAATACAGTTAATGGTAATGTTGCCAATACTGCTAGTGCTGCTGCATATGGTGTAGACCAACAAGGACTAAGTAACCTTTCAAAAGCGGTTGGTGATTTGGGAAATACAATGTTACAAATTCAAAAGCAAAAAGAAATGACTGATGTAGTTAATGCTACAAACGAATTTAATGCTGCTATGAACGATTGGATGTATAACCCTGATAACGGCGCTATGAATAGAAAAGGCGAAAACGCATTAAGCATCCCTGTTGATTATCAACTCAAAGTACAGGAATTGAATAAGCAAATCGCTGATAAATACAATTTCAAGTTAAAAGATAGTATTAATGCTTTCAACAAAATTGTTGATACTGATAAGACAAATACAATTAACAATATCAATAAATATGTTAGAGGTCAGTACGAGGATAGTGCATTAAAGGCGCTTGATTTGAATGTACAAAGTATCGCTAACAATGGTGTTGTAAATGGTAGTCCTGATGCATTTGAACAAACCATGCAACAATTGAGTGGTAGTATCAAAGCACAGTTAACCAATCTAGGGTATGACGAAAACACAATAGATGTACAAGTAAAAAAAGCACAACAGAATACTGCAGTTACCATGATTGAAAAGAAAATAGCTGATGATGATTTAGATGGCGCAAATAAAATGATTAATGCAGCTGCATCATCCGGATTAATTGATGAAGATAAAATTATGGGATACAGACAAAAGGTCAAGAAAGCATCCGTTGTATTGGCTACATCTGATGATGCAGCAATTGATGAAGCAATCGGACAATTTGACCCTCATGATCCTAACTTGCTTGATAAAGTTACTAAAGCGCTTTTTGATAAAGGGTTCGGTAAAGTTGCAGGTGCTATGGGTGAGCCAACAGTTGAAAACCTAAAGGCAGCGGTTATGGGGCAAGAAAGCGGTGGAGATGCTGGTGCGGTGAATGCACGTACAGGCGCATATGGTTTGTTCCAAATCTTACCGGATAACTGGCCAGAATGGAGCGCACAAGCAGGTATACCGGGTGCTGATATGTCAGACCCAGAAGCACAAAAGAAAGTAGCTGCATTTAAACTGGGTGAATATGCACAGAAATATGGTGTAGAGGGTGCGTTCGTTGCATGGTATGCTGGCCCTGTAAACGGGCAACGTTGGAAAGATGGCGCACCGGATGCGATTGATGGGAATGGCAACCATTACTCATGGGATGCACCACAGGGTAATGGCGATGAACCTAGTATCAGACAATATATGCAAGAGGTTAAAGCTAGACTGTTTAAGGGTGGACAACCACAAGAGGAAACGGCCGCACAAGCGCAACAACGTAAAGAATTAATTCAACGTAATGTAGCTACACGTATTCAAAACCTACGTAGAAAAGAAGCACAAACAGTTGAAAACCAACGTGCAGAAGTTGCAGAAAAAGTAGCAGCAGTTGTAGCTAATGGTGGTACAGAAGCTGATGTACTAAAAGTTAAACAAGACTACGCAGCAACACATTCTGAATACGCTAGAGCGGAACAGGATAATTTAAATAGAATGCAGTTGAGCGTAAATAAAGCAGCACAAAACGCAATGAAAGCAAAAGAAAATAATGTGCTTGGTGTTAAGGCTGCAATTGCTAATGGACAATTCAAATCGCAAGGCGAATTAACAAATTTTCTTGGTGAAATGGGAGTGTATTTCACACCTGTTCAATTGAAACAAATTGATGATTATTACGCATCATATGCTAATGGTACTGGCGATTTTGCACCTAATATGAAAGGCATGAAAAGCACAATCGAAAGTATAGCAGGCAGAAAGATTGATGGGGTTGAGTATCAAGGTGTGGCAACCGCAGTATATCCTAAAGTACAAGAATACAGAAATAAATATGGCACTGACCCATCACCTGCACAAATGGCAGAATGGGGGGCCGATGCAGTATCTCAACAAGCCATAGCATCTACTAAAACAGGTGAGTTTTGGGGTGCAGGTAGAATGTCTAATTTCTTTGGTGGTAAAGGTGCAGCCGTTACATATACCAACGCACAATTAGCAGCTAATGGTATGTACGGCTTATACAATACTACTGGTGATGATGGTGAGCCATATTATGTATATAAAGATAGTAGCGGTCAAGAACACACGATAACACCGGAAGAATTAGCTGAAAGGTTAGGACAATAATGAGTGATTATATAATTACACCGGAACAAGCGACAAACGGAACATTTGCGATAAAATCAAAGGCGCATACTACGTTTGATGGCGCAGTACAACAAGAAACAACAGATAATTCATATGGTAAAGCTATCAGTAATGCGGCAAATAGTGTAGGTGCATGGGTAACAAAAGACCCTAGCACGGCAACAGTTGATGTGGATGCAATGAACGCATTGGCGCAAACCGATGTTACACCGCAACAAAGCGAAAACTTTGTAAATAAAGCTAGTGAAATATTACAACCGGCAATGCATCGTGCGGAGCAAATCTATTTGTGGAATAAAGCAGACTGGGCGCAATCAGCAATTGATAGTGGTGAAAAACTAGGTATTAGTGCTGACCTTATCATGGCTAGTGGACAAGAGGGCATCAGACGAGCAGAAGCAGCTGCAGCACAAATTGAACGTGGTAGAACTATTCAAGAAGTGCGTGAAATGTATCCGGAACTTGAAAAGGTTAATTATAAAAACTCAGCAGAAGCGATTACTACGTTACAAAACCTTGAAGCAATTAATAATACACGAGGTGTATTTGATGCGGTGCAACAAGGTATTTGGTCGATGAATGATCAGATTAAATTAGGGCAAGTTGGTTGGAAGCTATCTCAAACTACTGATAAATCTGAAATCGAAGATTTAACAAAAGAGATGGAGCGCTTGCAATCGAACTTAAAGCAATACAGACAAACAGATGGAACAGATGTGTTACAACAAGTAGTAGGCGCTACTGCTAGTCAAGGCTATATGATGGCGGCGCAAGCTATTATGGGGTCTAATCGTGCGGCTGAGGGGATGGCACTAGGTGCTGCAACAGGTGCAGTAGCTACCGCATGGGCTGGTGGTGAGGGTGCTATTCCGGGTGCATTAACTGGTTTAAGCACAGGTGTTCAAGTCGGTATGGGTGAGCAGATGTACCAAATGTCATTTGGCACAAAATACATTGAACTCATCAATAAACGAGATGCACAAGGTAACAGAGTATATACAGATGATGAAGCTAGAAAATACGCAATGTCATTTGCTGCAGTTGATGCAGGTATAGAATTTGCATCATTTAAAGTGTTTGGTAAAGCCTTATCATCTGTTGCACCTAAATCTACCATGGCTAAAGCTATACAAAATGCTACAAGCGATACAGCACAAACATTTAGCCGTGGTATTGGTACAACAGTTGCACAAATGATGAAAGCTAATGTTAAAGCTGGCGGTTCTGAATTAGTCGAAGAGGGCTTGCAAGACATTAACGAGAAATTCCAACATAACCTATACCGCAATGCTAATGACCCAGAGGGAGCATATTCCATAGGTGATATGGCAGTAGGTGCAGGCAGTGCAATGCTACAAGCACTACCAGCCGTTATTGGTTTGGGTGCGATTGGTGGCGGTATTAGTGGCATCCACACTATGAAAGCATTCCATGAATTTCAAAAGCTAACACCAGAAGAACAACAACACGCAATCATGGCTGAGCAAAATCGAAATGGTAATGCTATCATGCAAGCGTTGAAGCAAGATGCATCGTCAAACAAAATGGCAAAAGAAAACCCTGAGTTGTACGGAAAAATCGTACAAGCACAGGGCGATAATGTAGGTGTATCTACTGCATATGTAAATGTCAACGAAATGGCAGAAACAGAGCAAGGACAACAAGCCATTAAGAATATGATTGATAGTGGTTTGGTAACGCAAGAGGAAGTATCAAAAAGCATTGAAGCTAACGCAGATATTCCTGTACCAATTGGGAAGTATGCACAATTAAGCGGTGGCTTGACGGAAGAAACTGTAAAGGCACTAGAAGAAAGTACATACTTTACTCGTGGCGGTATGTCTATGAAAACCCTTGAACGTGCAAAAGCGGAAGTGGAAGCCTTTAATAATAACTTAGTTGATGCAACAGAAAAGAAAGCTGAACGAGTTAAAGAAAGCATTATCCGTGATGAATTTGAAGATGCAAGCGATGTAGATCGTGAAGTACTAGACCAAGTATTCTCTAATCCTACGCAGGTTAAACAAGCGTACAACAATTTGTATAAAAACCTAGTGCAAGAGTATCGTGAAAACTACGCAAGCGACTTTGACAACATGGACAATGATATTAAAGAAGCTACGGCAAGCGGTGTAGAGCCACAATGGCTGACTAATTACAAGTCTAACAATGGCGGTAAATCACCACGCACGAATGCAGAACGTAGACGTGCAGCATTTCATTCAAGCGTAGCAAAAGCACAAACTGCATTTGCTGATAATGTGGAAGCACTTAACCAAAGCAATATCCATCATGCTGATATGGAACATACGCTACAACAAATTGAAAGCCTTGAACGCTTGCATGATAAGATTTTCACATTAGCCGATAACGATATAGCGTTACGGATGCAACTATCCAAGAGTGGCTATGATGTGTACAACAAAGTAGTTAAGGCAATTGGTGAAAGTACCGATAGAAAACAACGTGAAACGGCAAAAGCTAATGCGTTGTTGATGGCACACCATGCTGATGTAATGGCACAATATATGCGGCAAAAGGGCAAAGGCGGTTATACTGCTATGGATTATTTCCGTGATAGCGTGCGTATCAATATGAATGCTGTTTTAGAAAACCAAAAAGGGTATGCACAACAATTGGCAATGCATCAAAAATTACAAGCCGATATAACTCAATGGGGGAAAACGCTAACTGATTTACAAAACGGAACGCTTAAAAGAAGTGTAAATAAAATAATGTCAGCACCTTTAGTGTTTAGCACAATTAAAGATCCTGACTACAAATTTACAACTGGTGATATTTATATAACAACGAAAATGCTTAATAAAGTATTTGCCACTAAGCATGCACATAAGTTTGACTTAAATGTTATGAAACAATTACCTGGTGCGTTATCTAATCCGATTGCAATATTCAAAAACTTTGACCCTGTTGCTAATGCATCAGTAAAAGGCGAAATTGTTGCTGTTGTTGAATTAAAAGATACGCAGAATAACTTTATTCATGTTCCATTGGTTTTTGATGTTCAAAGCGGAAGAGGTGGCTATCAAACAAGGGTTAAAAGTATATTCCCTAGAGTTAATGCTACATGGTATTCTAATGCAATAAATAATGGCGATTTGTTATATGTTAATACGAAAAAAATAAACCGACTAACAGTCAATAACGTCCAATCAAACGGACAAGTGAGTGTTAATCGGTTTACTATTAATAATAGTATACCAAACGAAAATGATTTAGACAAGCTCCGAAAACAACATAATTATCAGTATTATCAATCAGCATGGCATGGTTCACCGTATGACTTTGATGAATTTGATTTAGGTGCTATTGGTAGTGGTGAGGGGAACCAAGTACATGGTTGGGGCTTATATTTTGCTAAAAATAAGAAAGTATCTGTAGCGTATAAAGATGTTTTAGGAGCTAAAGGCTCTTTTGTTATATTAAATGGAGAAAAATGGACTACAGATAACGAAGGGGATTGGACAAACGGGGAAAAAAAAGTCGAGTATGGTAGTGCATTAGGTTATGTTTTTGACGAATTGGAAGAACATGGGACTAAAGAAAAAGCAATAGAATCATTACAGAAAGGCTTAGATAAAAACAGATATCGTGATAAATATCGAAACGAAGCAAAAAAGGCAATTGATATATTAAGAAAAAACGATGCTAGCGGAGTAAAGGGTGGTAAGTTATTCAAAGTAGATATCCCTAATATAGATACAATGCTTGATGAAGACAAATATTTCAAAGAGCAAAATAAAGATATTATCAACAAGATAGTATCAGCCGTTAATGATTTAGAAATCGATAAGCGAAAAGCTTTATTAGATTACTATAAAGAGCATCCGTCCTATACCACCAATCAAGAGTATAAAAAATTACTAGGAAAAATACAGAGTATAAAACAAGATAGGGATTATATAGCTGATGCTTTAACAAGCAATGTAAATAAGATAAAAGAAAAAATCGCTAGAGAAGCTGCTGCTGAGTACAGATATAACTTTGACGAGTTGAAAGCGGATAATACATTTGAAATGGCTAAAAAGCTAATAGGTGAAATTAATGAAAAGTTATCGGCACTAGAAAAAGAGAAAGAAGTTGAGGGTGCAAAAGAAAAAATAAAAGAAGATAAAATCTTGGAAAGTATTGGTGATACATTTACAAAAACACCATATACAGGAAGAGATGTTTATGTTGCATTGTCAAAAGCATTTGGCGGTGATAAAGGTGCATCTGAATTTTTAAATTCAACTGGTGTTAAGGGTATTACATATGATGGATATACAGACGGACGATGCTATGTGGTATTCGATGACAAGGCAATCAAAATCATTGAAAAGTACAACCAATCTGTTAATGGCATGACTGAAATCATGAGCGATGGTGAACGCATTATCAGTATTTTCAAAACCGCAGATAGAAGTACGTTCTTACACGAAATGGGCCATGTATTCTTTGACGATATTCAAAAACTAGCATCAATGGACAATGCACCTAAACAATTACTCGATGATTGGAACACACTCAAAGAGTGGAGCGGTTGGGTTGACGGCGAAAACGTAGACAATACCAAAGCACACGAGAAATTCGCACGAGGTTGGGAAAGCTATTTGCGAAGCGGTGAAGCACCAACAAAAGGACTACAACGAGTATTTCGTCAATTCTCTAAATGGTTAACTCGTATTTATCGTAGTGTGCAACGTTTAGGCGGTGAAGTACCATCTGACATTAAGGATATAATGGCACGCATGATAGCTACGCAAGATGACATTGAAAACTACGCACATGAGCAAGCATTAGAGCAATTTGAAAATACAAAATTGTATCAACAATTGAGCGAAACCGAACAAGCACGAGTGCAAGGATACATCGCTGATATTAAAGAAAAAGCAAAAGAACGTGTAATGCGTAAGTACATGAAAGAGTTAGATAATCGACCTATTAAAGAATGGGAAGATGTGAAAGACGATGTACAGGTTGCAATCGAAAAGCGTTTAATCGAAGAATATCCTATCTATAAAGAACATCAACGATATCTTGCAATTGGCGATGCAGCGTTGGTTAATACTCAATACGGCAACATCGAAAACCTAAAGAAAGCAGAAATAGAAGAAACAGGGGCCACATTTGAAGATGCTATTAAGCAAGAGATGGAACACGCAAGATCCGAATTTGTTGAGGTCAACAATATCGGAAAATCCAATGAGCAAATAGCGGAAGAAATGCTATTATCTAACCAAGGTCAAATGGCACTTACAGAAGAAGAGGCTAAACTTATTAAGCAATATACTAATAAGGATTTGGCTAACAATTGGCAACTATTGGATAAATTGCAGCGGTTAGACCCTAATAGAGAAAATCTTGATGCGGAACTAGCACCGATTGAAAAGGCAATTACTAAAGCGGAACAAATCAAACAGGATAATGCAAAAGTAGCTAAAGAATTGAACTCTACTTCTAAGGAACTCGACAAAGCCGAAGATAAAATAGAGAAATTGAAAGCACAGTTACAAGAACGCATTAATGCTGTTCGTGCAATCCGTGATGGTGGATTTGGCACTATTCCTAAATACATGAATAAGGCCCGTGCTGAATTAGGTGATTTGACATTGGCACAAGCGAGCCAATATAAGAAATACCAAAATCAAGCAATCAGAGATGGTAAGAATGCAGATAGAGCATTAGCCGTTAATAAGGTAGAGGAAGCATTAGAGCATAAACAATCTCAAATGATGAATCAAGCAAGGGCTAGAGTGGCATTTGAAAATCAACAACGTATCAAGAAATTACGTACTAAATTGTTAGAACAAAATGCACGCATTACTCGTGCGAAAAACCCTGTAATGCTAGACCCTCAATTGCGGTACTTCTATACTCATATGATGTACCAAATGGGGTTGATTAAGCGTGACGGATTGATTCCTACAGATGGATTTGATGAAACGGTTATTACTAATCGACTTGACCCAGACGCAGGTATAGCAGGATTCAATACATTAATTAGTATGGATGATACTGTAAGCGGTATTTTTAATGCTAAATCACCTCGTACATTCGCTACCTTAACAGTCAATGAATTGAACATGCTCGAAGAATTAATGACTGGCATGTATCATAACGGACGTAGGGAATATGAGTATAATAGCTTTTTAACCGAAAACGGCAATCCTTTATCTATTGATTATGTAGAACGTGATATCCTTGATAAGGCCATTGAAACATTTGGCGAAGTAGAAGAAAGCACTTTCAACATTGAAAATAGCAAGACTACTAAAAACGCTATATTCAATAAGATGGCTAACTTCGTTGAATCGTTACAACAAACCAAAACCATCTTGCGCCGTTTAGATGGTGGCAAGGGTGGCCCTGCTGAAATGTATATCTACGATACTATTAACCGTGCACGGCAACATTTCAACGAACGTCTTGAAAGTGAAACGATGCGCTTAGCTAAAAACGTAGCATTATATTCTCGTAAGGAACTCTATAAAATCCGTAACGAACGAGGCTATCAAGTAGGGGACGCAAGAAACCTCACTAAAGAGCAAGTTATAGCCCTAGCCTTGAATTGGGGGACAGAACGTAATAGACAACGTGCTATAGAGACCGTAAAAGCCAACGAGGTTGAAATAGAACGACTATTCCAAGACGTACTCGATGATAGAGACTGGGAATTTATTATCCGTGAATGGGAGCAAATCAACTCATTTTATCCAGAACGTAGTGCAGTACAAGAACGCATGACAGGTAATCCATTAAAGAAAGAAGAAGGAATTACATTTAGAATCGGTGGACGTACCATAGAGGGGCAATATTACCCTATAATGTACGACCCTAAGACTAGCGGTAAATCTTCTAATCATGAAATGGAAGATATAGCACAATCATTCATGAGTAGTAATGCTACCTTTGGTTATGGCATGAGTGCTACTAAATCACGTCTTGATAAGGTGAAAGATAAACAATTGTTATTGTCTTTAGATGTAATACCTCGTGCAATTACAGAAAGCATCAATCACATTACGATGCGTGAGGCGGTTACGGATGTAAATACGTTAATTAATCGTAAAGAATTTGCTGACTATATTACAAATAAACTCGGTGCTAGTGAGTACCAATACTTGCGCCAATGGGTACGAGATCAATGGACAACGGAAGTATCTCGGTTAACCGAATTTGACAATATGATGCAAACGATTAAGCGTAATATCTCATCTGCTGTTATGTCAGGTAAGGTAAGTGTAGCTATCCAAAACGTGGCGAATATTCCTGTGGCTATGGAACAATTAGGCGCAGCAAGAGTAATGCGTGCGTTATATCGTGCAGGTGTAGGCGTATATGGCCGAGGTTCTGGACGGTATAACGAAACTCGTGAATTCGTATTAGGAAAATCCGTAATGCTCCGTGAGCGTGTACAAACACTTGATAAGGATATGCGTAGAGGTTTAGAAATCGGCGGTAAAGGATTTACGATTGATGGTAAATCTGTAGGCGGTTACACCATGGAACAATTAGGCGAGGCCCGTGATGCTATTAATAGTTGGGGTTACAGTCTACTTTCTGAAACGGATCTAATGCTTTCTGTTCCGATTTGGAAAGATGTATACGATGTGGAATATTCTAAACTTGTACAAAAAGAGGGTATATCTTTAGAGTGGGCAGACCAACGAGCAATTGAACTAGCTGATAAGGCTATCATTGATATATTTGGTAGTGGTGATATTAAAGACCAAGCAGGCATACAACGTAACAAAGGGACTATCGCTAATTTTGCGACTACGTTCTACACGTATGCTGGCACACTATGGAATATGCAACTTGACGGATTCTATGCATTTAAAGATAGAGGGGATTTCAAGAAATTCGCTCGTGTAATCTTCTATGACCTATTTATGCAAGCTGTAATCATGGTTATATATAATAATCTTTTTGGTAGCGATGATGACGATGACCCTACACAAGTAGCTAAGTCATTAACTAAAGAATTTGTAAATCAAAGCGTCATGGGTGTACCGTTCGTGCGTGAGGGTATCACACAAGCTATGAATAGAATGTTAGGCGAAAAGGTATACAATCGTGGAACGTCGCCGTTATCCTATGCGGTAATCGATAAAATCGATGATATATTTACTGCTGTGAATAGCAGTAAAAAGGATTGGACGGACGTAGGACGTGCAGGACTACAATTTGCCAATTCTATGACAGGGTTAAGCAATACACTAACCGATGGCGTCATGACAATTGCAAAATACGGTTTAACGGATATAGATGCAGAGCTCGAAGATTTGCTATATTCCGTCATCTTTGATAAACGATTGAAATCTAAGAAAGAAAAACAAAAGGAAAAAAAGCAAAATAAACATTAATAAATAAGGACTACTCAATTATGGGTAGTCCTGTTTAATTAGAAAGGGGAACAAATATGATACCAGAGGTCAATAAGCCTAGTGTAGTTTATCAATGTGATGGAGTTAATAAAAAATGGATATGGCCGTATGATTTTTACATGATTGAAGATGTAGCCTTAATCATGGTGGATGCAGACGGCACAGAAAGCGTACAAACAGGCAATATCGATTATGACAAAGAAAACAAAACTTTAACGTATCCTGCTGATGGTGATCCATTAGACAATACGCACAAGATTATTCTTGAACGCAGAACACCAATTAAACAAGATACAGATTTACCTGATGAGTACCCTTTCCAAAATATTGAACACATGACAGATAAGGTAACATTAATTTTGCAAGAAATGCAGGAGAAGATGAATAGAGCCTTATTAATTCGTGTAGGCAGCGATGAGGATGCAACTACAGTTGCACGTAAAATTGTAGATACATCAACAAAGGCAGCAAATGATGCTATTGATGCGTATACAAAAATCAAAGCCGAAAGTGATACTATTAACGATAATGCAGAAACGATAAAGACATTAGGCGGTGAAATCACAGAATTAAGCCGTACAGTCGATGATAAACTAGCAACTAGCAATACCGCACTTGATACATCTAGTGCTAATGTAACAAAAGCAGAAAAGTTAGTATCAGATGCAAAAGCATATGCAGGACAAACAACTGTAGATAAGCGTGATATTAATGAGTTAGTCAGTCAAGCACGCAATTTAAAAACAGACATTGACAATAAACAAACATCAATCGCAAGTAACGCAATTAAAGCAACAGATGCGGCGGAACGTGCAGAAGTCGCAGCCAATAAAGCGGAACAAATCGCACTACCTAATGGCGGTGGTTTGATTACAAAAACCGAAGCAGATACAAAGTTTATTCCTAAAGATAGCTTATACGGCATCGTATCCGTTAAAGACTTTGGAGCGGTTGGTGATGGTGTAGCTGATGATACCGCAGCGTTTAAACGTGCTAATGATAATCTTAAAAATAAGATACTATTAATCCCTAATGGTATCTACAAAGTGAATGAACACGTTTCATTTGATACTGTTGATAGTGTTATGGATATGGGTACATACAATAACATCAAGCCGTTCTATCCTACTGAAACACCAATGTTAAAAGGTGCATCTAATATTGCCTTTGTGAAAAACATTCAATATGGCGATGAAGTAAATCAATGTCAAGGCTTTACCTACAACGATAAAAAGAATGTGTTTGTGTTAGCTTGTATTAATAGCGATGGCACAAAGCAAAATATATATGAACTCAATCCAGATACATTTGAAATCGTAGGTACGTATAAGTTTAGCGACCAAGAACGCATGGGCCATTGTAACACTATGTGCTACAACAAAAACACGAACAAAATTTATCTTGCCAATGGTTTGAAGAATGGGAATAACTTATCTGTATTTAATGCGGATACTATGACATTTGAAAAGACTATCACATTGAATGAGCGTGTATTTAATATTGGATATGATCCTATCACACGAACTTATGTGAGTATCGTACCTATTAGCGGTCAACAACGCTTGCGTGAAGTCAACTTGTACAATGATGATTTCAAGAAAATGAAAACATATCAAATTGACTACCAATACGATGATTTTAATAACAATGGTGCATTAATGCTTAACGGATGCATCATGAGTGCAACGCTCGGTAGTTTGGTAGAATGTACACCATTTGGCACAGTTAAACAGATAATCGAAATCAATAGAACTACTGAGATTGAAGATATAGCATACTGTAATGGTAAATTCTATTTTGCGGTGCTAACAGAAAAACCTAGTAAACGGCATCAAGTCGATATTTATGTAGGTAATCCAAACCGAGATTATCAAAACTCAATCAATACGGCTCGATTGGCAACGCTTGATTATCTCAAATTAACTGGTGGTACATTAAGTGGTGCGCTTAAAATGGCTAACAATACCTTGATTGAAGGTTATAAACCTGATGGACATGGTGTTGGTATGGCTAAAGTATCTACCGCAGGCAACGTTGAATTTGGTGATGATTCTGTTAATACATATGTTAAAGGTAAAGAATTTAAACACTATGATGGTACAGATAGCTACACAGTATTAACTACCAAACATTATGACACGGCAGTTTATAGCAAAACCAAAGCTGATGAAGTGTTTGTTAAAAAAGGTGATGCAGGTTCGTTTGGATTTCCATACTCTAAATTAGACACCGCAACAGATTGGAATACACTCACAACGCAAGGATGCTATGAAATCAATTTCGATGGCGGTGCTAATAATCCACCACGTTCGCATAAGCAAGGTATGCTGATTGTCTTTAACTTTGGAGATGGTAAATTAATCGACCACACGCTACATACATTAAATGGTGAAACTTATCATCGTACTTTTATGGGCAATAAATGGGGTAGCTGGGGAAGAGTACAGACATCGTTGAATAGTAAGTTGCAGTTGTGGAGTGCTAAAGGAACAGTAGAGGTAGGGGTTAATGGCTAAACAATTGATACTCGGAACTGATAGAATCGATTTAACAGAAAGCCTTAATGTGGCAGGCGATAAAAACATAGAAATAAAAGCTGATGGTAAAAAATATTACGCTACACTATGGGAGAAAGGCAAAAGTGTTGTTAATGCTATTAGTATCGGTTTAGTAAAAATAGGCACTAACAAATACGGGATATTAACATCGCCAGTTAGAGGGCAACAAGAATTGCATGAGTTTTTTCCTGTTTTTAACGGCAGTACAACTCAAGAACGTAAAACATTATTTTTGCCAAAAGGGAGTTACGATCTGTTTCTTGGCACTTATGTTGGCCGTGGTGGTAGCGATAGAGCAACATTTAATGTATCAGACAATCAAGGGGAGTTTGTAACTGTAATCGTAGATTTAGAACGCAATGTAAAAGCAACGTTTACTGTAATAGGGAATAATTCACGGATAACACGAGATAAAAGTTTTGACGGAAATCTACAATATATTTCCGTAAGTTTTGTGTTATCAGAAAGAGACGAGGGAGACGAATAGTGGTAGAAATCTTTATTCCAATATTTAACGAGGTGTTTAACGTGAGTGAAGCGGTACGCATATCATTGGCTATATTCACAACAGTTATTCTTGTGTTTATAGATACAATATTACGAGTGCTGGTTGAAGCAAGGAATTACAACCTAGCAACAAAGAGAGAAGTTACAATCAAAAATACTATACTAGCTATCCTATGGAGAGGTTGGGCGGTAGTAGAAATTGACGGAAAGCATAAACGATTTTTAGTAAGTGGCAAGCTACGAGCGGATATGACTAAGAAATTAGTCAAATCCTATCCGTGGCTTTTTTTATTGGCATTCATTCTATTAACATTGCCTGATGTGGTAGTACCTGTATTAGGCCGTGTGGATGTATTCCTATGCACGTTGTTGTATTTGATACCTATATTTATCGAATTGGCATCGTGTGTAGAAAACATGATAGAACTCGAATTAGTAGAAACGAGGTGGTTCAAACGTGCGATAGGGCTATTTAAACAAGTGATTGATTTCGTCAAATCGGTAAAGGAAGCGATTAAATGAAGATTAACTATGAGGACACCGTAACATTGATAGCATTATCCGCTGCACTAATCATGACTATTTATCTCGAACAAAAGGATTTGGCAAGTGTAATAGTCGGTGCGTTAAGCGGTTATATTGGTGCTAATGGTAGTGTTAAGCGTTCCCAATATATGAATGAGGGTAGTGTTATTGAAAAAAAGGAGTTAGAGAAATGAATGAATTAGGGAGTTTGAGTGCGGTATATGAAAGTAATGGCGACCCTGCTTGTGTATCAAGTGGGGTTAATGATGCAGGTGGTATTTCCTATGGCACATATCAATTAGCTAGTAATTGCGGTAGCGTTGATGAATTTCTAGGTTGGGGATTACGGCAAGGCGGATTTTATACAGACTACGCAAGAGCATTGGTTGATAGCGGTGAAATCAATAGTGATGAATTTATCGACCAATGGAAAGAACTAGGCACTATTGATAGACAAGGATTTGCACAAATGCAACATGACTATATCAAGGCTAAATACTACGATGTAGCGTGTAAGTTATTACAAGACAATCTATTCCATGTAGATAAACATTCAGACACATTGAAAGATGTGATATGGAGCAGAACAGTACAATATGGTGTAGGCAATATCATTGATATGTTCAACGATGCATTGAAGTTAATGGAAAAGGCCTTGAATTTAGAATTGCCTAATCTATCCTACGTTGATGATAAACGTTTTGATTATGACCTCATCGCTTGTATCTATGATGTGTGCATGACTACTGCATGGAATAATAGTGCATTGCGTGATAACTTGAATGAACGTTTCGCAGATGAAAAGTTTAGAGCGCTAGAAATGCTACAAAATGAATTAAACGAGGTGTAAGCTATGTTAATTAGTAAGTTGGTACAAACTATCAAGGAACACTATAAAATAGCCATAGCGATTGCCCTATGCGTTTTTATCGCTATTGTTGGTGTATTGATATATCATCACAAACAAAAGCAACTAGAAAAACCTATTGTACTCACACAAGAGCAGGCTAAATCACCTACAGAATTGTCAAAAGCAATTCATGTTACTGAAACAGAAGCACAGGAAGTTATTTCCAAAAAGGAAAGAACTCAACCGATAGCGACTTATTACACAGAAGCACCAACAGTTGAAGTTGCTACAGAAAAAGTGAAACAGGATATTGCACATAGCAACCCTAATGTACCTAAAGCAGCAACAGAAAAATCTGATAGAACCGCAGTAGTTGCTAACACTGATGAACAAAAAGTCGATGTTTACAAAATCAATCTAAACAAAGGACACAAGATAAAAGCTGGTGTTACTTTGATAGATAATAAAGCCTATGAAACCATAGGCTATCAAGCAGGTAAATTTGAAGTGTTAACACATTTCAATGGACAACATTTAGAGGGCGGTAGCGCACTTTACACAGTAAAGGAATGGTGATCTAAATTATCTCCGAGTTGCACGGATTGCAACAATCAACTGTTAATTGACAGTTGGAAAGTATTACTTTATAACTGAAAGGAATAACACAATGGCACAAGTATTTACATTTAACGGAAAAACACATCAATTCGCAGAAGATATTCAACCAAACAAAGAGGGGTTATATATGGCCACTCTAAAAGATGGCGATAACGTAACGTGTGAAATGTGGTTTGTAAACGGCGAACTACACCGATTAATTGAATTAGACTAAACGTATTAGAGGGTAGCGTAATTGCTACCCTCTTTTTTTGTTCGTCAAATATTCGGCAAATATTAATTTTGAAATACACAAAAATCTGCAAATTCAATAATCCACTTAGAGTTAAAATACCTAATGACTACTGAATTTTATAAAAATATGTAAATTTAACATCTTATATGGTAGAATTAAATGTATTAAAATACTAAATTGTACGACATAATAGAAGAGGCTGATACTATG